GATAGTGTAGTATACCTTCTACAATACATAACCACATGATTGTAAAAGGATTTGTAGTATAGAAAAAACTAAAGACAAGTAATGCTACTAGACTTGTCCAGACATGGTCAACGCTATGGCTGATGCCAATAGGATCACGATAGATGCCTTTATGCACCGTTTGCTTATAGGTTTGTATTACAAAATCAGCATAGCAATGTTTAATCTGTAATACCAAAAGTAATAATATTATTTCCATGTTTAGTATTTATAATACTATCACTTAACAGAAAAAGCAAATAGATTGGTAGAATTAGCTGGTTAATCCGGCGTATTTGAGAATAGTTTTTAATTCCATCATTGCCGCTGGTTCTTCTTCGGGCATTCCATATTTTTCCGGTGTTGATGAAGTAAATTCAGTACCTTGTAAATTAGTGGATTGAGGAATTTGATTAGGAGTTACTGGAGGTGGTGTAATAGGTTCACTAATCTCAGGTTTTGGTGATATTTTTGTCTGTTTAGCTAAATGTTGATCTGCTGTTGGAGCTGTCGAGGCTTTAGTGGCTTTACGTTCTTCTATTTTTTCCCAGTCTGCAATATCTTTAAGTAAATCTCCCATCTCGACAATATTACGAACTGCTCTTTTCTGTGCATATGAACGTAGTTTAACTAATAGTTCTTTATTAGAACCTTGGGATTTTTTAGCATTAGCAGTTTTAGGATGACCGTATATGTATATTTCATGCATAGCTTGTGTTGTGCCACGATTAACAGTTAGCTGATAATCGTCTAATGCATTTTCTAGTTCGGCACCGAATGTTAATTCGTGAAATGCTTTTTTGGCATTAGGGCTTAAAATGATCATCTCAACATTAGTATCGTTACGTGTTGCATGATATAATAATCCTCTATATACACGTTTTATTAAATCTGCTTGACCAGATTCGCTACCTGTTAACCTAGTCAAATGTTTAAAGATTTCATCGTATGCTTGTTTAAATCCGTTTGAATAATTAGCGGATCTAACTTGTTCTTTATTTTCTTCTTTTTCTTCTTTAGTGGCTAATTTTTCATCAACCATCATAAATGATTTTTTTACTTTGTCGCTTAACGGCATATGAACTGTTGATAAGAAGAAATCATTAATTCTTTCAAATTCGTATCCGCTTACTTGGCCGAATTGTTTAACATCCCCAGCCTTTATACTTATTAAGTTTATTTTAGATCCGTCTATTAAAATCTTCAAATCTGCTTTAGTAGTTTTTTGTTCTTCTGCATTGCCGCCATCACTTACTACATCGATTTCATTTTTTCTAGGATCTTTTGCGGCTTTATCAACTGCGGCGGCTACTCTTGGCGAAGTATTAACATATTTGACAGCATTGTCGATATGATCGCTTATGGCTTTTAATAGGTCTTTACTCATGCCATAGTCTTCAGGTTTCTTACCATCTGGATCCATGCCTATATACGCATTGAATCCTTTTTTGTCTGCCGCAGGAACTATAACAGTAAATGAAATTGTATCTTTTCCTGCTGTTCCTTTAGCAGTTCCATTTCCTTGTGCCACACGTCTAGCAACATCGATTACATGACTAGCATCGATATGTTTTAAAGGATTTTCGTATTTGGCAGTAACTGCGCAACCTAATACTATTTCTGCAATATTGCCTTTATTAACACGTAATTTACCGCTGAATAATTCATCTTTAACAATTTTAGTAATGTTTATTAATTCATAAGCGGTAGTTGGCTTGCCGTCGTCATCGTATAAAGTAACACGAAAGTCGATTGCTGGTAATATATTTTTATTCTTTTGTTCTATAGCGGTTTTCAACCCTAAATACGCTTTGTAATTATGAGTGTATTTGTCAGTAATATTAATTTCGCCTTCGAAATCAACTTTACCAATTCTAAATGTAAGCGGGCCTGTACTGCCGGAAGCCAATCTTGATAAAAATTGAGGCACCGAACTTGAATTTAGCCATTCGCTAGAAGCCATATTTTTCGCCTCAGTTACTAAAGGCTTAACAATATCATTAATATGCATAGTACAATATTTATACTATTTCCGGAAACAAAATGTTGGCTACAAAATCCCTAGTTTCGTGTTCTGAAAACCCTAGATGCTGTAAACTAGCTGGGGTACGTGGATTCATCTTTTGATATTGACAATAGCGATTTTGGGCCATATGGTAATCTGCACCGCTTTCTTGTGTATTGCCCACATTTTCTAAATAATGATCTAATGAAGTTAGCCCTATATTAATACAAGCATCTAATTCTTCAGCTCCTACTGCACCTATTGCTACAAAACTAGGGCTGAAGATAGCTTTAGCCCAGTCTGGTAATTCTCGGGGTTTATTCCATTCTAAATCTTTAGTGTTATGGGCAAACCAATTCATCATATAATGAGAAGGACTGCCACCTGAACTATAATCCAAAAAGGCGCCACTAACTTTAGTTGGTCCGGCCACTAAATCAAATCCATAAATTGGACTGTTATCATTAATGTGCGGCATTACAGTAACATGCATCAAATATAACTTTTTAGTTTCTCTAGCATCTACGGTACAAATGTGAGCTCTACGATATCTTAAAGATTTATAAACTGTATCTGTTAGCTTTGGAAAATCCCAACGATTAACTGAATCGAGTGATCCTGTTTCGGTAAATCTTTTAGTTATTGCATCGGCACATGCAATAGTTTTTTCAAATATTTCACTCATTTGGCACCAAAGTCATCATCTCTTGGAAGAATTCTTTGGCAAAGTCAAAACATACTTTTGCTTCATCTGCCATATCATCATTTATTTTAGCACGTATAGCATCTTTAAGAACATCAGGATTTTCGAATTTATAATAACGGCCGGAACCCGGAACTTTCTTAGCAATCATTTGCCCGCCAGCAAGATCTCCCATATGACGTGTATAAACGTGTGCCATAAGTTTATTAGGATCATCTTTAATTGACATAATATGATCAATATATTTTTTAACTACTGGAAGTATAGTCGGTTCACCATATTTTTCTTTATCCCATAATTCTTCAAAATCTGAATTAATTGCTGGGGCACGACGAATGTCAGGAAGTCCGTTCAACAATCCTTTTGCCATAGCAACTACTTCGAGTATTTCATATTGTGGATGTTGATTTTTTAAATACAACGCATATAATTTTGGATCAATTGATCCAGAAAATAATATTTTTACAAATGCACTACGTTCTGCATTATTATGTGCATCTTTAGTTAAATCTTTTAAACTCATTCTTCTTCCAATTTAATTTGTAGTGGATGATTATTATTTCGAGCTAGATTTGTTGCCTCTACTGCTTTAGCTTCAGCAATCTCGAAACTATAAACTCCGGCAACACCGCTGCCAGTTTCATGTACTTGTAACATAATATCACTTGCAGTACTAGGTGTATGTCTAAAGATTTCTACTAAAACACTAATAACAAACTCCATAGGAGTGCTATCATCATTTAGCAAAATCACTTTCCAACGTTTGGGCTCAGTAGCCTTAATCTTAATTTTTTCATCTAGTTGGATATCGGTACCTGACATATATTTTCTCTTTCAAAAGAGGGGGAGTTTCCTCCCCCGGTTGATTATTTAACTTTAATAGTACGTGGTTTTAAAGATTCTGGAACGATACGCTCAATTTCAACAATTAGCATACCATCCTTAACTTGTGCATCTTTAACTTCCATATACTCAGCTAAAGTCCATGTTTGCTCAAAGTTGCGTGATGCTAAACCTCTGTGCAAATATTCTTTAGTTTCATTTACTACTTCGCCTTGTACACCACGAACAACTAGTTGATCTTGATCTACTTCGACAGTGATTTCTTCTTTCTTGAATCCAGCGACAGCAATTTCAATAGCATATTCCTTGGCACTATATTTTACAATATTGTGTGGAGGATAGTTACTGTTTGCTTGTTGTACTCTTTGATTAAAGATTTGATCAAAGCCGATTAAGGCTCTACTTAGATTGGCGAATTCCGCCGGTGTTACTGTTCTTAATTGCATTGTTGCCATTTTAAATCTCCTTTATTAAGCAAGAAATAAGTAGGGCCCGACCATCGGCACCCTACAAGTATATTATATTACTCTTTCGAGTCTTTGTCAACTTCTGTGAAGCTCGCATCTACTGTTTGTTCTCCAGTTTCAGCAGCCTTCTTTTCAGCCTCAGCTTTAGCTGTTTCAGCGGCTTGTTTCTTAGTCATAATTGGACCAGCGGCTTCAAATAACTTTTGTGTTGCTTCTTTGATTACCTCAAGATCCTCACCTTTACAAGCATCATCTAATGCTGTACTAGCTGTGTCAAATGCTGTGCATTCGGTTTCAGATAACTGATCTTTGTATTCAGCATAATCTTTGCGAACACTATGTGCAGTTCCTTCAGCTTGGTTACGTGCATTAATTAAATCTGCTTGTTTTTTATCTGCTTCAGCATTTTCTTCAGCTTCACGAATCATACGATCAATGTCATCTTTACTTAGACCTGAATCAGATTTAATAGTGATTTTGTTTTCTTTGCCGGTCTTTTTGTCTTTGGCACTAACATTCAAAATACCATTAGCATCGATGTCAAGTGTAACTTCAACTTGAGGCATACCACGTGGAGCAGGATCAATACCTTCTAAATTGAATTCACCTAATTGTTTATTGTATTTGAACAATTCGCGTTCACCTTGTGCAACCTTAATGGTTACAGCTGGTTGATTATCTTCTGCTGTTGAGAATGTTTGACTATGTTTAGTTGGGATTGTTGTATTCTTAGCAATCAACTTGGTAAACACACCGCCCATTGTTTCAATACCCAATGTTAATGGAGTTACGTCTAACAATAGAACGTCTGTTTTGTCACCTGCTAGAACAGCACCTTGAACGGCAGCACCTGCGGCAACTGCTTCGTCTGGGTTAACGTCTTTACGTGGAGCCTTACCGAATAGTTTCTCAACTGCTTCTTGTACTTTAGGCATACGTGTTTGACCACCAACTAAAATAACTTCGTCAATATCTGAGGCTGTAACTTTAGCATCCTTCATACAAGTTTTGCATGGCTCAATCGAGCGAGCAATTAAGTCTTCAACCATTGACTCAAACTTAGCACGGCTAATAGTTACATTTAAGTGTTTAGGACCTGTTGCATCTGCTGTAACGTATGGCAAGTTAACAGTTGTACTTTGGCTTGATGACAATTCGATCTTAGCTTTTTCAGCCGCATCTTTTAAACGCTGTAATGCTAGTACATCTTGTTTCAAGTCAACACCATTGTCTTTCTTGAATTCTTCAACTAGATAATCCATTAAGACTTGGTCAAAGTCTTCACCTCCTAGGAATGTATCACCGTTAGTAGCAAGAACTTCGATTTGCTTATCATCATCGATGTTGGCAATTTCGATAATTGAAATATCAAATGTACCACCACCTAAGTCGTATACCGCAATCTTACGATCTTTCTTATCAGTCTTGTCTACTCCGTAAGCAAGTGCGGCCGCTGTTGGCTCGTTGATAATACGTAGAACTTCTAAGCCAGCAATCTTACCTGCATCCTTAGTTGCTTGACGTTGGCTATCGTTAAAGTAAGCAGGAACTGTAATAACTGCTTGAGTTACTGTTTCGCCTAGATAGTCTTCAGCAGTCTTTTTCATTTTGCGAAGTACTTCAGCTGATACTTGCGGTGGAGCTAATTTTTGTCCATTAGCGGCAACCCACGCATCACCGTTGTCTGCTTTGACAATTTCATAAGGCATCAAATCGATGTCTTTTTGTACTTCTTTTTCATCAAACTTACGTCCGATTAAACGCTTAACTGCGTATAGTGTATTTTTTGGGTTAGTGACTGCTTGTCGCTTTGCTGTTGCACCTACTAAGATTTCTTTGTCAGTATATGCAATGATTGATGGTGTTGTTCTAGCACCTTCGCTGTTTTCGATTACTTTTGCAACTCCGTTTTCTAGGATTGCTACACAGCTATTTGTTGTACCTAAATCGATACCGATAATTTTACTCATAATATTCTCCTTTAATTAAGCGAGTAATGTTGGGCACCTTGCCCTATGTACTAAACCCTTACGGCGTTTCAGCACGTAAATATTTATCCCTGACAAATTATTCTTTAATATTTTCGAAAATAAATTCTGCTTCCGGAATCCTAGTATGGGTATTTTTACTGCCTAGTACAATTACTATTCTTTTGCCTATTTCTGTATCCAGCATTAAGACTATACATCCGCCTGCCGCATTTATAAAGCCTGTTTTGCTTACTATGAATTTATGCCTTTTGCCTATGATGGGGTTTGTATTATGAAATACAAGCCATTTTTTACGTATTTGTATTTTAATTTCACTAGTATCTGCGGCATGTACTATTTCAGGATATGTGCTTGCAGTTTTTACTAACGTGATTAAATCAATAGCGGTACTGACATTCATAACGCTAAGTCCTGTAGGTTCTACAAAACTGGTATTAGGCATATTTAAAAAATGAGCTTTAATATTCATAGCATTAATACATGCAGATTTTCCATTAGGATAATTCTCACATAACAAATTAGCGGCACGATTATCAGATTTAACTAATGCCATGTCTATAAGTTGTCCTCTTGTAAAAAGACCAATGGGTTCTGCAAGATCCTGATGTGCATCTAATACTACCATTACTGTCATTAGTTTACTAATACTAGCAATACTGCGTATTTGATTAGGATTTTCACTTTGAATTATTTTTCCATTTTCATCTGCCACAATCCAACTCTTAGCAGTGACATTGGGCCACTCAAAAGCATAACTGTGAAAACTAAAAAATAATCCTAATAAAATTACAAGTTTTCTATAGTTGACCATTTTTTAAGTTTTTCTCGCTTAGCTTCTGCGGCACGTTCAATGTTAGTCCAACTAACTACATCCATTTGTTGGAGAATTTCAATCATAGCGTACAAATCGCCTAGCTCTTCTTCTAAGTGCTCACGATTGGTTTTTGGTTTGCCTGGTTTATAATTGTCAATGCCAAAACGATGACATTTACTAATTGCCTGAATTACTTCAGCACATTCTTCTGAAAGAATGTTCATAACTTCACGTTCTTGATTGTTCATATTACCTCTGATTTGCAAATGGAGCAATATACTTGCCTTCTGCTGTTGTACTAGTTCTTAGTGTATTGTAGACATTTTGAATGCCGACTGCCTGATTCCAAGCATCTTCTAATGCGTGATGAGCAGTTACGGGAGGTCTTTGTGGATTGATTCCGAGATCAAATGCTGTGCGTACATCGCGTACTTCCCAGAACTTCCAAGGAATAGCTTTACCGATTTTACGGAATACATGCTCGCAAATGATAATATCAAAACAACTACCATTGGACCACACACGTTTAGCACCCCAACAGAATTTATAAAGTTGCTGAAAAGCATCTTCAATATCAATTCTTCCTTCGGGATCGAAAGCGGCCTCTTGTGCCTCTTTACTTTGATTAGCCCACCAAGCAATCGTATCATCGTTAGTGGTTAATCCAATTCTATCACAACTATCTAAATCAACCTTGACATAAAAACTGTCCATATTGGGCTCTTTCAATTCAGCACCAAACGGGTCGAATTTTACTGCACCAATTGTTAAAATTGTCGAATCTGGAGTAGTATTAAGTGTTTCCAAATCGATCATTATATCTGTTTTAGCCATTAAGTTCTTTCTTTATTATGAACTTATATTGTAGCATAAAAATATTATAATGTCAATAGAGTTTTGGTGGAAGTTGTTGATCTCGTAATTTTTTATTCCAGCGAGCTTTGGCGGCTCCCTTCTTTCTTTTTCTGGCAGTAGTTGGTTTTTCGTAGAATTCTTTAGCTCGTAACGTATCTAACGTACCTGCTTCTTCGATTTTACGTTTAAATCGACGAAGAGAAACATTTATGTTTTCACCGTCACGTATTGTAATACCTGTACCTTTATTCTTCTTGTACATCATCATCACCGTTTTGAGATTCTTCTTTTGTAAGCTGTTCTACTATCCAATCCAAATCGTAGATTCGATTTTTACTTATCAATCGATAAGGAGTTGTGTCATCATTAGTAATATAATGCGAATTTGGATATGCCAGCATGAATGTAACAAACTTTTGAGTTAAAGAATCACAATTATCTATATCTATAATAACACAATCTACTTGCATAGCTATACTTAATAGCCAGCTAGTATCCATGTCATCGTTATCATATATGAATACATTCAAATCATCTATGCTTTTACTTAGAATAATTTGAAATTGTTCTTTAATGAAGTTACTTGGTTTAACTAATAAGTAACTTAAATTCATATTGAATAGTTTGTCGGGAGGAGTTATAAGTGTTATTTTTCCTAAATTCATGTGTATACTCGATTGTTAAGTCTGTTCCAAAGAGTTGAGCCTTTTAATTGCTCTGCATTTTGAATATATTCTACTCTTTGATTTTGGTTTGTATCTGTCCCAATTCGTCCTTTATCATATACGTCTTTTTTTTTGATTCATCTTCTGGAAGATCTATGTCTAGTGATATTTCAGATCCTTCTGCATTAATATAACTTTCTCCGGAAGCTAGTCTATCTTTTAATTGTTGATCATCCTGAGCTTTGGCCGCTTCACGCTCGGCTTCTTCGATCATTTTATTCCATTTATCTAGCTCGCTTGTATTAGCTGTTAACTCATCTTCTGTCGAAACGTGATCACCAGGAATAATATCTCCTATATCCTTTATCGATTCATCATTGATTTTAAGTTCTTCTTCTGTTGGAGCATTAGGATCTGTTAATCTTTCCATTGCTTCATGATCGATTTCTTCTTTGATTTGTGCTATCTGCTGTTCAGTTAGTGGACCATCATCTGGGTCATAATCGGGCATTGTAACATCAGCTACATAGACAGGAGTATGTTCTCCTTTTTCTTCTTTATTCCAACCGAAAGTCATCTGACTAGCTAGTAACATAATAACTGCTAAGGGATCGAACACAATAACGATTAAGATAATAATCCAAGTTACCGCACGTTCTAAGATTGAACTATCTGGATTTGCGCCATATATAAATGCCGCGATATACTTAATCGGACCTACTTCAGCTTCAACTTTACGATTCTCTGCACGTATAGGTGCCGCTTCGTCATTAAGCTGACTAATTGTTTTCTGGTTCGCTTCGATATCACGGGCAAGAGCCTGACGGTCTTTTTGCTGCGATTTGCGTACAGCGTTTGCTTTATCGGCACCTTTTTCATCAGTGCTTCGGCCCATGATTTGGTCCACCGCGTCATCCATTTGTTTAATTTGCTTGCGGTCAACTTCGATGTTTTCTTTTGCCGTCTTAATTTTCTCATCATATATTGCCAGTTTAGATTGAACATCACCCGATACTAGATTTTGATCATTGTGAGCTTTTGAAAGGAATCCAAATATTCCCATCGATGTAATTAACATTAGTACAACTACTGCGGTAGTCATATAATATTTCATAAATCCAGGAGCACGATCCCAATTTGATTTTAACCAAGAGGCGCAGACAAGTTTGCCAACTTCTAAAGCTGACCCCATAATAATAATTGGAATTGCCGCGGCAGAAAATATAGCGGTCAAACCTATCACTGAATAATAGATTGCGACCGCTGAAATTGTTAAACCTGTTAGGAGTAGTAAGTAAGCTAGTATCATCCGTTAATTATACTGTAACTAAGGACTTTTGCAAGTCCTTATTTGCTCAATCAAGTTATAGTGGTGTGCCTGCTAAAGTTGTACCTGCAATTTGTGCAACTGTTACAGTACCGTAGATGTTTGAATATGTAGAATTTGGTGCTGTGATTGAAACTTTAACTTGTGAGTCGCCGGCTTGTGCTGGGCTATAAACTCTGTAAGCTCTGTTTCTTGATGCTGAAATAGCGGTAGCAACTAGATCTTTAATTGCTAAAAGATTAGTAGTAATTGCTGTACCACCAAATCCAGTATATGCAGTTTGTGTTGAACCGTCAGAGGCTGTAAAAGTACCATTTGCACTTTGTCCTTGTGACTTTAAGTAGTTGTTCCACTCGCCTAACACAAAAGAATCTCGATCGAACTCAACAGTAAATGCGACTCCTGTATTTTGTGCAGTAGCATCGGAACCAGCTGGTGATCCACCGCCTGTGATTACTACATCTAAAATACGACAATCCGCAGTGTTATCTAATTGATCTATAATGTTTAACCAACGCAAATTACCTTGTGCTAGATAAGTTGCTTGGGTAGCAGTTATAGATGTTGCATTTGTATATTGAGATGAATCCCAATCGTATGGGTTAATACCACCGTTCTGTGTTGTAGTTCCAGATGCTAGTGGGTAATATGTGCTACTCGAAGTATCGATTGTTACACGATATAGCCCTTGTGTTAATTGGTTACTGTCTTGTTGATATCCTGATCCGGCCATTTTGCCTACTCCTAGTTTATAGTATATTTATGCAAGGATCACTTGAATACAATTAAAGCCAGCATAGCGGCCTGTACAAAAAAGCCCAAGCCAATAGTTACAATATTAAGTAAATCCTTTTGGATTGTGGCTTTTAAGAAAAAACAGAATAATCCAGCCCAACTAAACAAAACCATGTCTACAGGGGGCATTTTTTCAGTCAATCCTGTAAGCACAGCTAATTCAGTAGGAATTGTAGCAAGATGCAACAAAATTACAGCAATCCAGCCCATTGTTTCTGCACTAACATGTGGAGCATGTTCTTTGACATTCTGCATCCACAAGTTCAAATCAAACAAGTCACGGACTTTGGTAATAATAACGTTCATTTGTTTTCCTTAATTATAAAAAATATGATGACCAATTTTTGCTACAGGTTGTTTATTACTAGGTTCTTTTACGTAGTCAGCATGAAAGTATAACGCTTTTTTCAAATCGGGCAACCGGAATCCTTCTAATAACACTTTCTTTGCTACTTCCATACTTTCGTAGTACATTGCACCATTCATAGGTTTTAATGCACCTGCTGGATTTTCACAATACCAGCTAAATTGACATAGTACTTTTTCGTATACTACATTCTTTTGATATACAACCTTACAGATATCTCCGGGAAATTGTCCGCTTTCTGTACGGTTGATTGTAACTTGTGCCACGGCTACTTTACCTTCAAAAGGTTCAGATCCTGCTTCGTGGTATATATTTCGAGCTAAACAATCTAATTGTGTTTGTCTCATTTGAGCTGTGATTGGACTTGCCGAATCTCTTGCTTCTTTTAGACGTTGAAACTTTGAGTTTACAACTTGTTGAACTGTAAATCCTATTGCTAATATAACAATAAAATTAATTACTACTTTGACAATGCGTATCATTTGTTTTCTCCTTTTACGCGGTGGATGAGGTATCGCTACTACCGTCATTAATTATTGTTTGGCTGTATCCGTTTCTCCTTAACAAAACGCCGTGTGTTGCACACAATTTTTTGGGGTGCAATATATAGTTATCTTCTATTTCTAGATGAAAAGCACTATGTTTATACTTAGCCACAGTTTAACGCCGCATTTTAGAAATGTCAACGGCTTGTTCGTCGCTAAAAACAGGCACGGCATTGCTTTTATGCATAGTTGCAATGCCTTTTACCATAGATCCTGTATAAACTTTAGCAGGTGCAAGTGTAGCAACTCCATCATTAGTGCCTAAACTTTTAATATGTGCTGTTGTGTTACGCCCTTCGGGAATAGACAACTTATATGCAGTATTCAAACTTGGAGCAGTCATAGCACGAGAACGTTTCTTAGCCTCAGCTTCGATGCCCCATTTCTTTTGTAATTCTTTCCAAGAATCTTCCAATTCTCTAGCCTTTCTTGCATGTTCTGCCGAAGCGAATTTCTTTTTGCCTTTTTTCTTGCCTGTAGTAGAATACATAGGCGGTAACAAATGCATAGTCAAATTATTCTCCAAAAGTTATAACAATACTAGTATTATACTAGACTATTCAAACTATGTCAACTAGGTTTATACTCGAAAACTTTCCCCGCAACCGCAACGGTCACGTTCATTTGGATTGGTAAAATCAAAACCCTCGTTAAGTCCATTGCGGACATAATCCATTACCATTCCATTAAGATATGGTTGATCTTTCTTATTAATAACAACACTGAATCCGTCAAATAATTCAGTGTCATCCCCTTCGGATAGATTATCCACATATTCCAACACATAAGCCAAACCGCTACATCCTGTAGTTTTGACTCCTATTCGGATACCAATACCTTTTCCTCGTTTGGACAAGGTTTGTTTAATCTTGGATTGTGCTATGTCGGTTACGATAATCATCGATTGCGGCTTTTATAGCATCTTCTGCAAGTATGCTACAATGTATTTTAACCGGTGGAAGGGCAAGTTCTTCAGCAATTGATGAATTAGAAATCTCTCGTGCTTGGTCAAGCGTTTTTCCCTTGACCCATTCGGTAACGAGACTCGAGCTTGCGATTGCTGATCCACACCCGTATGTTTTAAATCTGGCATCTGTAATTACTCCCTCAGTATTTACTTTTATCTGAAGTTTCATTACATCTCCGCAGGCCGGACTTCCGGTGAGTCCTGTGCCAACGTTGGGATCATTCTTATCAAACGATCCTACATTGCGAGGATTTTCGTAATGGTCGAGAACTTTGTCTGAATAGGCCATTAATTTGGAACTGCTACAATTTTTCTAACACCAGTTTGTGGATCAACCATTTCTTGCCAATGCATACCAGCTGGGGGTGCTTGGACAGTTGGTTGTGTATATACTACTGAAGGTGGTACGTATACTGGAGCAGGTTCGACATAAACCGTATTTGGGCGATTTAATTCGTATCCAATTACTCCGCCAATTAAAGCTGGAGCGACCCAGTTACAACCGTAACATCCACCATGATAATATCCGCCTCTATATCCACGAAAACCTTCATGGGCAGTTGCGGTTCCTACTACTGCCAATAATGACAAAGCCAAAAGTAACTTTTTCATAATACTACTCCTTTAAGCGTATACTAATATAACGCCTTAGACTTATATTTAGTTGACTTATTTCACTTCTTTACGAGCATTCTTAACTGCCGTAACATCATTACGTGTTTCTTTACACAACTTAGCCAAATCTTGACAATGTTTACGAACGCGAGTACCAGCGGCACCTACTTCTTTATCGTAAAACTTTTCAAAATCTGCTTCCATTGCTTCGATGATTGCAGTGAATTCTGCGAATTTATTTGTAGCCATTTAATTTCTCCTTTAGGCAAGTACAGAGTACTTATACCTAGTTTAACACCGTGGAAAATAAATGTCAACTATTTGCAAATACGTTTGGCGAACCTGAACTGATAGTATGATCCATGTGTCCATCCGAATCATATTTGTCGCCTAATCTTCCGACTAATAAATTATTAGCGTACACGTTACCACTGTATGTACTTAGAGCAGGAGCATGTGTAACAGCACTTGGTACACAAGGAGTACCATCATCATGCACCTTCATAGTGTCATTTTGTCGAACTATTCCAATATTGTTCACGAACACATTATCACTACCTTTATCAGTGGCTTGTGTAGTTGGTGTGTCCCAATGCCAATCTATCGGATTGCCGTGCCCGTCTCGCTGGCATACAGAACCTTGAGCACCATCTGTGCAGGCTACTGTATCGGTTCCATTTTTACGAGCTACGGCTGGCATGATAATATTTATACCAACTTAATACCAGTAGTTTGTTGTATGTATCTATCTTTAGCATCTTTTACAGTAGGTGCTAATACCATGACCGTATTTTTACTTATAGCAATATCGGCATCTGGATCAGTAGTAAACAAGAATGGAACAAGTCCGATACCATTATTAGTTGCTGTTAAACATAGTGGTTTAGATACTGTAACGGACATAGGTCCATCTTCTACTAATTTAGAAACAATCTCCTCACCTGCTGTGGTTTTGATTGTTATGATTTCGCCTGGAGCGATTCCTCTATTAATTAACATATTATACCTTTTCGAAATGTTTTTTGAGTTCTGTGAACCCGCCTATTAATTTATCATCTAAAAAGATTTGCGGCACAGTTCTGGCATTAGGTACTGCTTCCAACAATTGATCTTTAGTCCAGTCTGCTTCGATATTGCGTTCTTCAAACTCTATACTTTTCATTTTTAATAATGCCTTTGCTTGATCGCAATAAGGACATTGATTTTTACTCCATACAATTGCTTTTGTCATTTTTGAATTTCCAATTTAAGTGCGCACGTAATTCTTAACAAATTACTGTTTTCCGGACAATCGCCGTAGTGTCTCCAGTTACTTGGAAAAACTGCAATACGTCCAGGAACGAATTTAATTTCTCTTTCTTTTCCGTCAGGTGCTTCGAATATAGTCGATCCCCTTGGATCATCCCAAGTAGGATTCACATAGTATAATAGTGTCAAAAACTCGGATGGTGGATCATTATTCGGGTTAAACTCAAGATCATAATCCATATCAGTATGCCATCCGCCTTGCTGGCCAGATGTTTGTCCATTTAGTGCCGCAGAATTAGTAATAAAATTAATTCCGCTAAGTGTCCTAAACTTTGTTTCTAAATATTCAACAAAAAAATGTTTAGGGCCTGGATATTCATACAGCTTTTGTCCCCAAAATCTCATATCATCGGGATTTGCTCTCCGACCGAAAAACCAACTACTAGAATCCATGGTCCAATTATAAAATAATTGAACCATTTCCTTATCGATTGCGTTATCGTAGATTTGAAATAAATGTGTCATATGCCATTATAATACAGGTAAAGCATCGTAATCAATACCTTCGGACATCACACCGATAACATAATTAGTCGATTCACTTTCTTGTAATGCTGTTTGCTTACTGCTGGTATTTACATGTTTATTAAACCACGGAATTGGAGTACTGCGTGGTGCATTGGCCTGATATTTGATACCAATATCTTTAAGTGCGCTAACTGCTGTATAGTCCACAAAGTCTTTTAGAATGTTAGCGTTAAGCCCAATCACCGGACCTTTTTGGAATAGATAATCCGCCCAGGCTTTTTCTTCACGGATAACATCCATGTATAAAGCATAAACTTCTGTTTCGCACTCTGTTTTAATTTGGGCAAAACGAGGATCTTCTTTGACAACTTGATTAATCAAATAAGCAGTCCAACCTTTGTGCAACAATTCATCTTGTAGAATCAAACTGATAATGTTACCATTGCCAATAAAGATTTTATTCTCTACCATCGCTAGGCTAGTTGCAAATGATACCATAAAGCGGAACGCTTCAAGGGCGTAGCTGGCATTGAGGGCTAACCAAATAGCCTTGATGTGATCTCCCTCTTTAATGTTCCCGTTA